TGATCCGCCGGCAGCGGACAGAGCTGATCGAGACAATAGAACGTTCACGCCAAATCTATACTCCGCTCGGCTGGACCTATCACGAGCAGGACAAGATGTGGCGCGCTCCGAATGGGGCACGGTTAAGGTTTGCATATCTTGAACGGGATTCAGACGCAGAGGGTTATCAGGGCCACAGCTATACGAGGCTTTACGTTGAGGAAATCGGAAACTTCCCAAGCGAGCGACCGATCCTCAAGCTCATGGCCACCTTACGCTCAGGTGCTGGCGTTCCTGTGGGATTCAGGGCTACAGGCAACCCTGGTGGTCCAGGACACCAATGGGTCAAGCGAAGGTATATTGATCCTGCACCCGCCGGATGGAAGGTCATTTGCGATCCACTGACCGCGCTTGAGCGCGTTTATATTCCAAGCCGCGTCGGTGATAACAAGTTTCTAGGCGATGGTTACGTTCAGCAGCTCCGGGCATCGGGCAGCGAACAGTTAGTCAAGGCGTGGTTGGATGGCGACTGGTCTGTAATTGAGGGCGCGTTTTTTGATTGCTGGAGCAATGAAAAGCATGTCATTCGTCCGTTCACTATTCCGCAAGATTGGTTGCGCTTTAGGTCTGCCGACTGGGGAAGTGCAAAACCATTCTCAGTTGGATGGTGGGCGGTCGTGTCCGATTTTCATAGCCCCGCCTCGGACATGGGTAGTGGCCCGATACTTCCGCGTGGTGCATTGGTCAGATACCGCGAATGGTATGGCTCCAACGGACAGCCAAACGTAGGTCTAAAGCTCACAGCCGAAGAAGTAGCGCAGGGCATCCTCTCTAAAACCGGCTCAGAGAAGATCACCTACACCACGCTCGATCCGTCGATGTTCAAGACGGATGGCGGCCCCTCAATCGCAGAACGCATGATGAAATGCGGGATGCAAAACCTTAGAGCAGCAGACAATACCCGCATCACGCAAAAGGGCGCGATGGGCGGCTGGGATCAGATGCGTTCCCGCTTAAAAGGCGAGGAGCATCCAATGATCTTCACGTTCTCGACCTGCGTTGATTCGATCAGGACTATTCCGGCTCTACAGCACGACCCCGACCGTCCCGAAGATGTGGATACGGACGGCGAGGACCACGCGGCTGACGAGTGGCGCTACGCCTGCATGTCAAGGCCGTATGTGTTCAAGCCGCCGGCCGAGAAACCAAAGCCCAAAGAGCTGGCGTTCGAAGTTGTGGACGGCAAGCTCAAGTCGAACATGACCGTCATGGAAATCGTGCAGCAGCGGATGCGAAGGAAGAAGCTTGATGGCTGACGCTGCTCCCGATGACCAGCCGCAGAGCGAACTGGACTTTATCCGCGCATGGCTTGACGCCATCGAACTATCAGAAAAAGAGGAAAAGGAATGGCGCTCCAACGCTGACCGCGCCTGTGAGACTTATCGTGGTGGAACACTAAACACCGCGATAACGCTTGCCGGGACTTCTCTCAACACGTTCAACTTATTCCATTCGAACATCGAGACGATGGTTCCGGCGCTCTACAACTCGACGCCAATCCCGGATGTAAGGCGCAGGTTCAACGATGACGACCCGGTTGGAAGGGAAGTCTCGGAACTGATCGAACGGGCAATCTCGTATCAGATTGATGCGTATGACTTCGACAATACGATGCTGTCCTGTGTGCGTGACATGGCGATCACGTCGCGGGGCGTTGCGCGTGTTCGCTACATTCCCTCATTCGATAAGGAAAACAAGCTCGCTTACGAGGAAGTGACTTGCGAGTATGTGCCGTGGAAAACCATGCGGCGCGGGCCGGGGCGTATCTGGGATGAGGTGCCATGGCTCGCGTTCGAACTCTATCTGTCTTACTCGGAAGTCGAGAAGCTTGTAGCTGACGAGAAAGACAGCGCCGCAATCCTCAAGGGGATGAAATTCACCTACACGGCAGAGCCTAAAAACTCACCTGAGCAACAGAGCGACAATCTTTCCAAGCTGGCGGCCCGTGCGAGGGTTTGGGAGATTTGGGACAAGGACAACCGGCAGGTCCACTTCATCTCGCCCGACTATACGCAAAGACGTATAACGACGCTGGATGACCCGCTGGAGTTGACGCGGTTCTTCCCTGTGCCGCGCCCAATTTCTGCATTGATCGCGCCCGACAGTCTCGTTCCGATTACGCTGCTGCAAATCTATGAACGGCTGCTGGAGGAATTAAACGAGGTCCAGAGACGCATCCTCAAGCTGACAAGACAGCTCCGGGTTCGCGGGGCTTATGCCGGGTTGGGCGATGACGTAAAACAGATTGCCGAAGCCGATGACGGCGAACTGGTTGCGCTGTCAGGCGCTGAGATGTTCGCGACGACCGGGGGCGGGATCGAGAAGGCCATAACTTGGTTCCCCATTGATCCGATTGTTAACGCACTTGAGCAACTCGTTCTCCAGCGCGATTCGATCAAGCAGACCATCTATGAGGTCACTGGTCTAAGCGACATTATCCGAGGCGCTACCAATCCGCAGGAAACCGCAACCGCACAGCAGATCAAGACGCAATGGGGTTCGCTGCGCATCCAGAAGATGCAGGCCGAGGTTGCCAGGTTTGCGCGTGACCTGTTCCGCATGAAAGCGGAAATCATGTGCAAGAAGTTCAGCCCGCAGACATTCTGGCTGATGACCAACGTTCAATATCCAACCGCGCAGGAGAAGCAGCAGGCGCAGATGCAGTTCCAGCAGGGTCAGCAGGCCGTGCAATCAGGCCAGTTGCAGATGACGCCTGAACTGCAACAGAAGGCGCAAGAGATTCAGGAGTTGCTTGCGAAGCCGGCGCAGGAGGACGTTGTAAAGCTTCTCAAGAACGATTCCATTCGTGGCTTCCGGGTGGACATCGAAAGCGACTCGACCATTCGCGGCGACCTACAGAAGAACCAGGAGCAGATGAGCCTGTTCCTGCAAGGCACCGCGCAGTATGCGCAAGCAGTTGGTCCGCTGGTTCAGGAAGGCGCGATGCCGGAGGACATTGCGGTCGAGATTTACTCGGCGTTCTGCCGCACATTCAGGCTCGGCAAGCAGGCCGAAGATGCCTTGGATCGCTTGGCCGATCAGTTGAAGAAGGGACAGGGCCAGCCGAAGAAGCCGAGCAAGGAGGAGATGCAGCTACAGGTCGAGCAGCAAAAGGCTCAGGTGCAGATGCAGATGATGCAGCAGCAGCACGACCTGAAAATGCAGGTAATGCAAGCTGACGTGCAAAAGAAAGCGCAGGAACTGGAGTTCGAGAAACAAAAGCTCGATCTCAAGGCGCGTGAATTGCAGATCAACGTTCAGGCCGCGCAGCAGCAAGCCGCGCTCGATCAGCAGAACATGGAAACCAAAGCCAATATCGAGCAGCAGAACCTGATGATGAACGCGCAGTCAAATCAGGTGCAGCACGATCTTGGCATGGAAGCGATGCAGACCAAGCACGATCTCGGATTGCAAACGATGGCCGCGAAAGCAAAGCAGGCTCAGCAAAGGCCGGCGGCTCGCTGATGTTTGTCTGGCGTGACGGGGCTTGGCGCGACAAGCGAACCAATCAGCCGATGTTCATTCCAGCTCGTGGCCCGTGTATGCCGCGTGTTCAGTCGGATGTCCCTGAATATGAAAGCCCGGCATCTGGCAAGATGATAACGAGCCGGTCACAGCAGCGAGACGACTTGAAGCGGCACGACTGCGTTATCAGCGACAGGCCGAGACAGAAATTCGACCGCGAGGAATACACGGACCGCAAGGCAAGACAGGCGAAAGAACTTGCGGCGCGGAGGGCGCAATGAATGACGAAGATTTGCGGCGAGCTATCGCTCAGATTTTAATGAATAGCGAAGTTAGCGCATCTAACGCTGGACCAGTTCAAAACGGATTGCCTGGAAATAGAATGTTCGGCGAGGCTGGGGCACCTGCTTACTCTGGATCAATGCCGATACCGGGCACGAATTTTTCTGTTCTCGGTCAGTATCAATCATATCCTGGAATGCGACCGAACATGGGGGTCGGCTTGCGTTATGGCTTTGACTTTTGATGGGTGAAAAAGAATTTAGCGCGGGACCGTTTGTAGTCTCGGCTGACCCAACTCAAGACCCGATTGAAATCTGCGTAGAGTATCGTGACGCCGAGCCGCTTTACATCGCGCACGATGAGATGGCCGACCTGATCCATTGCCTCATCAGGCAGCAAACGCATTTAAGGTTTCATCCGGCGCTCAAAGATCGCTGGCACGAACTGAGCTGATCCCGCCCCTTCGGGGGCTTTTTCATTTGGAGCCTTCATGCCTGAAGCTGCCGAAGTTGCAGCCACGCCAACGCCTGCGCCTGTAGTTGACGCCGCTGTTGCTGCCGTTGATCCAAAGCCGATAGCGGAAGCAGTAGCGACCGAACTCAAGAAAGACACGCCGCTCACGCCGGAAGCGCGTGACGCACAGATCACCGATGAACTCTCCGCCGTATGGGATAAGGCCCAGACAAACGGCGTCGAGAAAGGCCCTGACGGAAAATTCGTCTCGGCTAAACAAGATAAAGCTGTCCAGCCCCAGGAGGCAAAACCCGAACCGGCAAAGCCGGCCATCGGCGTTCCCGCTTCATGGACAGCCGAAGCGAAAGCTTATTGGGACAAGCTTCCACCCGAAGCGCAGACCTACATCTCGCAACGGGAAGGCGAAGCCCATAAGGCGATTACTTCGTATGGGGAGCGTCTAAAGTCGTTTGAGCCGATCGAAGCGGTTATCACTCATCACAAGGATAGCATCACCAGGCGCGGCCTCCAGCCAGCCCAGGCAGTCGCAATGCTGCTTGAGGCGCAAGGCAAGCTTGATGCAAACCCTCTCGATGGGTTGGTCCATATCGGTCTGCAATACGGCATAGACCTTAGACCTTATCTCGCTGCCACAGTTCAAAACGGCCAAGCACAGCAGCAATCCGATCCACGGGTCCAGCAGCTTGAGCAGAAGCTGAACGAACTGACGCAGACGATTTCACAGCGCGAACAGCATGAGCAGGATTCAAAGACTGCTCAGGTTGAAGCGCAGGTGTTGGAGTTTCAGAAAGACGCGCCTTACTTCCGAGACGTTGAGCAGGACTTGATGGCCTTCATCCCTGCGATGAAGCAGCGCCATCCAGAACTTGCCAACGATCCTCAGGCCATCCTCAAGAAATCCTACGAGGCCGCAACCTACGCGAATCCAGAAATCCGC